TCAAGGCAGCGCCAGAGCCAACGGACGTCTTCGATCCGACCTGTGGCTCTGGCGCTGCCTTGAGAGCAGCAGAAGAACTCGGCTGTAGAAAGATCCTCGGCCTCGACACCAACAAAGACTACGTTGAACGGGCCAACTCCTCGATAAATCAAGCCCGGATTCTTCGAAGGATCAAGTTGTGAGGACTGTATTCGTCGGTGAGGCGTGGGGAAGAAGAGAAGCCCAGCTTCAACACGCCCTTGTCGGTCCAACAGGAAGGGAACTCACTCTCCAACTCGGTGCGGCCAACTTCGCCCCGTACATGAAACTTCTTTGTCGGGAATGTAAGAGAGAGACAGAGTTCCTCGACGGAAGGTGTACCTTCTGCCACGAATACACTTGGCCAAATGAACTCAACCTGGTTCATCATTGGAAAGTGATGCAACAGACGCAGGATTTGTTCGTTACCAACGTCTTCAACGAACATCCACCGGAAGTTTGTAACAACTGCGGAAGTCACAATATCAACCTCTTCGGAAAGCCAAGCTGCAAGGACTGTAAATCAAAAAGTATTCGATCCAACGATCTCGGCTGGTTCTTTTCAACCGAAAAAGAGACTCCAATGCCGCCGTGGAAAGCGAGTCAACATTCCCGCGGAACTCACGTGAAGGATGAATTTTACCAGAAACACGTCAAACCCCTCTGGGCGAGACTTGGGGACTTAAACCCAACGTTGATCGTAGCCTTGGGAAATGCTGCCTGTTGGGCGCTTTTAGGTCAGACAAAGATCACCACTCTTCGAGGCACAGTTTCCAGGACCAACACAGAATTAACTGGATTGGACTTTAAAGTTCTCCCCAGTTTTCATCCCGCCGCAGTTCTCAGAAACAACAAGCTCCGCGTTACTTCCATTGCCGACTTCCAAAAGGCTTCTCGGGAGCGGAACTTTCCGGAGATCCGACGCCCCTTTCGTTTCATAACCATTCCCGCTCCAACTCAGGACGGTCTCCATAAAATACGAGCCTGGATCGACTCTAATCGTCATCGGAAACTTGCAAACGATATTGAAACCCTTAGAGGTCAAATTTCCATCGTTGGCTTTGCCTCAAGTCCTTCCAACGCCTTGGTCATTCCTTTCCGTGATGCTCATACCAAAGACGGAAAAATCATCGACATCGGACGGATAGCTGCCTCGATAGGCTTTCCAGAAAACGGGATCAACTTCTGGCAGAACGAGAACCTAGAGTTCCAAGCCTGGAAACTGGTTCAGGAAATCGAAGAGTCGGACTGTGAAAAAATTTTCCAAAATGGCGTTTATGACATGAGTCATTTCATCCGAATGGGCATCCATCCTCGAAACGCTGCTCACGACACAATGCTCTGGCATCATTCGAGATATCCAGAGCTTCCAAAGACTCTCGGATACCTGGGCTCTATCTACGCCAACGACATCGCCTGGAAACAAATGAGCCGTGCCGACAATCTGAAACGAGACGAATAGGAGACTCCAATGGCCAGGTTTCTCGAACTAAGCACCGGAACATCTACAACCAAGACCTACGTCAACCTCGACGAAGTGGCAATCGTTGTTTTATCTCACGACACAGCAACATTCCACTTCCGCTCCGACGCAGAACTCAAAACAACCATTTCTGCTTTAACTCCCGAGAGCTATGAGAAACTTCGTCAGCTTTTCAAACTTGCAGTTTAGGAGCTTTGAAAATGTCTTCCTCCCTTGTCGACATTGCCGGCGAACTCGTAACTCCCTACGAAACCGAAAAGGCGTTCCGCTTCTATGACGGAACAACTACCGTCTGGCTGCCAAAATCTCAAGTCGAATGGGATGAGAGCGATCGCAAACCATTCTCTGGAACCATGACCATGCCTGAATGGTTGGCGAAAGATAAGGGACTCATCTAGTGAAAAATTTCGCCATCTCAACGAAGACAAGTTTCTTAGATTTGAAATCTAACAAGGAACTCCGAATGCCGTTTCATGTTACCAAAATCATCTCTGGCGGACAAACGGGGGCCGACCAAGCCGGACTCGCAGCCGGAAAAGAACTTGGCCTTGAAACTGGCGGTTGGATGCCAAAAGGTTTCCGTACCGACGACGGCGCAAGACTCGACTTCAAACAACTCTACAACATGAAAGAGCATGAAAGCTTTTCCTACCCTCCCAGGACAGAACTCAACGTCCAAATTTCCGGGGCGACCTTTCTCTTTGGCAACTTGCATTCTCCTGGAACGAAACTGACTCAACGTCTCTGTTTCAAACATGGCAAGGACCATTTCTTCGTTCCCTGGGTGCCGCGCCAAGCCATACCAATTACCGACGACGACTGGTTCTCAGCAACCGAACCGTTTCGAGTCTGGTTGAATCAGTACGAAGACTGGGACACCTTAAACGTCGCTGGAAACAGAGAACGCACCAATCCGGGAATCTTTCTTGCATGTAAGACATTCCTCGTCCGGGCCTTCAAAATCGAACTCGGGATTCCCTGATGCGACGGTACTTAGGGTACAGGAAGTCGCAATGGGAGGCTCAACAACTCTTGAATGAGAGCATTTGATGCCAGTTATACAGGCACACGACCTACCTATCGACGCTGGCAATCAGGCTGTCTATAATGGTTACGACTGTGCTCTCACGTTCGAGATAGATCAGGCTCGCGAAGCGTTAAGGGAAAACGACACGCTGATCTATGACCTCGAACGCGCCATGCAAGGCCCGGTCCTCGAAATGATGGGTCGTGGTTTCCGGGTTGACATGCACGAAAGAGAAAACGCAATCATCATTCTGAAAGAAAAACAAGACTCCCTTGAACGGATTCTTTCCGCCTTCGTCAGCGCCACTGGAGCATCCTATACCAACAAACTTTCCAACTCGCCGAAACAACTCCAAGAGCTTTTCTATTCCCGAATGGGACTCAAACCGATTGAGCGAGTTCTCGACGGCGAAGTTAAACGCCCCATGAACCGGGAAACTTTAGAAAAGTTGTCCCTTTCCGACCAGTTTGCCGAACCCATCATCAACGCAATTCTTCTCGACCGAGATCTAAAGAAATCCCTTCAGGTTCTTGAAACTCAAATCGACCCCGACTGGCGATGGAGGTGTTCCTACAACATCGGTGGAACGACTACAGGCCGGTTCTCTTCGTCAAAATCCCCCTTCATGGCCTTCGTCGAAGAGTCCCAAGCCTGGAAACAGACCGGAAACAACTTCCAAAACATAACCGAGGAGCTTCGCCGTGTCTTTATTCCCGACCTCGGATTCAAACTCTACGGGATCGACAAAGCGCAATCTGAAGCGCGCGATGTGGGCTGGTTCTGTGGCATTATGTTTGGTGATTGGAGCTATCTGGACGCGTGTGAGTCTGGAGATTTGCATACTGCGGTTACGCGTCTATTGTACCCAGATTGGGATTGGACGGGCGATCTTAAAAAGGATCGCCAAATTGCCGAAAGGCGGTTCTATCGGCTATTTACGTTCCGTGATGCTTCGAAACGGCTCGGTCACGCTACTAATTATTATGGCTCACCTAGAGAAATCTCTCGACAAACTCGAATCCCACAGAACTTAGTCGAGGAATTTCAGGAAAGATACTTCACAGCATTTCCATGTATTCGTCGGATGCACGAATGGGTAGCGCAACAACTTCAGCGGGAAAGATTCTTGGTCAATTCCTTTGGAAGAAAGCGAGACTTCTTCGACAGGCCGAACGACCCAGACACACTAAAGGGCGGAATAGCGTACTTGTTCCAGTCCGCCACGGGCGACTGTCTCAACCTCGGACTCTACCGTCTCTGGAAAAAGATGGGCACAGGCCCGGTCCAAATTCTGAGTCAGCTACATGACGCCGTGTATTTCCAGATGCCGGAAACCAACGAAACCGAGGAACAGGACTGGCTCCGACAAGCTCTCGACTGCATCCAAGTCACCCAGAAGTTCGCCAACCGTTCCATGACCATTCCCGGCGAAGCCGTAGCCGGGTACAACTGGGCTCACAGGTTTCGCTTACTTGAGGATGGTAGTCGAGAAGATTGGAACCCCAAAGGACTCCAAGGAATCAGAATCAACTAAAGGAACTCTCTCAATGACTCTCATGATCCCTACTACTCTCCCAACCAACTGGTGTGATAAAGCGCTAGAAGTCGGCGGAATTATTGCTGGTGGTGCGTGTAGAGACCTTATTCTAGGGCTTCCTATAGCCGACGTAGACATCTTCATTCCAGGATTCAATCTTGACTCAGAGTCCAATTCAGAATCTGAAGGATTCCAGGAATACAAAACTGGATTTCGTTGTAAGGATGTTATAGAAAACGACGCAAAATTTCAAATAATACAACACAGATTCGACAGAAACGATGTTCTTGAAGTTCTTAGTCACTTCGACGTGGGCATATGCCGAGTCGCCTATGACCCCCTAACCAAAACCTGGATTCTAACGGAAGAATTCTTGAAAGACGTTCGCGAGAAAAGATTGACAGTGTATTTGGAGAATTACAGACACAGCGAACATTTGGCTAAACTAAAAGCCAAATTCCCAACATACAAAGTTGTTGTGGAAGCTATTCTGGAAGATCTGTTTTAAGGAGACTCCAACATGAGCGTTCAACCTGTTGATCCCAGAATGGAAGCCCAACGCAACGAGTTCGCGGCGTTGAGAAGACTCAACAAAGCCTTTGTTTCTTTACCCCCGATCGTTGACGACTCATACCCCGAATTTCGCCGGGTGTATGAGCAAGAATTGACGAACTTTCTCCATGCCCTAGTGGCAAACGGAAGGATCTGACTCATGCGACCAGTTATGTCTCTCGACGATCTTCAAATCAAGATGGCAGCGAGAAGTCGGGAACTGTTTCCCGAATGCCAGAATTGGACCCGTTCCGATTGGCTCACAGCCCTTGTTGGCGAAATCGGCGAACTCGCCAACATCATCAAGAAAAAGAACCGCGAGCCAAGCCGGGACTATCATGCTGCGATGGTCGAAGAAGTTGGCGACTCAATAGCCTATTTTCTTCTTCTTGCTGAAAATCTAAACATCAGTGCCGAAGGAGCTACCATTGGTTCATATAACAAAGTCTGTTTACGAAAGGGTGCCCCTCACCTACAAATCGGAGAAGACTAATGATTCTTACTCTCTGCGGCTCGGCCAGGTTCGAGAAAATCTGGCACGAAACCAACAAACAACTCGGACTCGCAGGACATCATTCCTTTGCCTTGATGACCTATCCATCCATCGAAGGCGAAAAGACCTGGTACACAGACGACCAGAAATGGACCCTTGACCTGTTGCATTTCGCCAAGATCGAAGATTCGGTCGGGGTCGTCATGCTCAACGTCAACGGATATCTGGGAGAATCTTCTTCCCGAGAACTCCGCTGGGCCAGGATCAGGGGAAAGAGAGTCTTCTGGCTCTGGGAAAACGACGACCGGAGACTCGGTTCCGAACCCTGGCTCGGCGAACTTATCGGACTCGACGCCATCGAAACCATTCTGGAGAAAGTGGAAGGGCTATGAAACTACTTCGAGTCATCATCGAGTCGCCCTATTCCGGCGACATCGAACGCAACACCCTCTACGCTCGGCGAGCCCTTGCCGACTCACTGTCTCGGGGCGAAGCCCCCAGTGCATCACATCTGTTATACACCCAAGTTCTCAACGATTCCAAGCCAAAGGAACGATTGAAAGGAATGAACGCCGGATTCGCTTGGATGGAGGTAGCGGAACTCACAGTCGCTTATGTCGACTACGGCGTCTCCGACGGAATGCAAACCGGAATCGACAGGGCAAACAAGTCGAAAATCCCAGTGGAGTATCGCCGGATCGGCAAGAATCCAGAATAGGAGTCAGTTCCATGATCCTCGGAATAGCCGGCCCGAAAGGCTCAGGCAAGTCCACCCTTGCCAATTTGCTTGTTAATGTCGGTTGGAAACGCACCGGCTTCGCCCAACCAATCAAGTCGATGATGCGAACCTTGCTTCTCTACCAGGGCGCCGACAATCATTCCGTCGACCAAATGCTCAACGGCGATCTGAAAGAAACCCGAACCGAATTTCTCTGCGGCCAAACACCCCGCTGGGCGATGCAGACTCTCGGCACCGAATGGCGCAATCTTGTCGACAAGGAACTTTGGACCGAAGCCTGGAAAAGGAACATCAGATCTTATCCTTCCGGGACCAAGATTCTCGTCGACGATCTTCGCTTTCTTCACGAAGCAAGAGCAGTACGGAACTTCAATGGAAAAGTGATTCTGATAACCCGTCCCGGCACCGGCCCCGGAACCCACGCTTCAGAGAAAGAATATCTCGAAATCTCTTACGACGGGGCGATCGTTAACGACTCAACCCCGGAGCAAATGCTAACGAACCTTGGTTCGATCATGGAGTATTGGAAATGATAAAGAAATCCGAATCCCTTTCCAGTAGAGCTGCTCGACTCAAGAACCGAAAATGTCATCGAGGCCACAGCCGAAAGAACGGTATTGTTGAAGTCGACTACAGAACCGGGGGAGTAAGAATCAGATGCCGAACCTGCCACGCTGAACGGCTTCGAAAATACCATTCTGAAGGAAGACCTTACCGCTACTAACAAGACAAATAAAGGTTCCGAACTTTGACCGACTGGATCGACGAGTTCATGTCGTTAACTGAGGGCATCCGCTCGCCCGAATCGTTTCGGTTATGGACAGCCATAACTACAATTTCCTCGGTCCTGGAACGAAGGGTCTGGATCGAAACAGATCAGGACCGACTTTATCCCAACATGTATACGATTTTATCTGGTGGTCCGGCGTCGGGAAAAACCCTCATGGTCACGTTTGCCAAACGACTCCTCGCTAAACTTGCCGGGCCGGTGGGAATTTTTCTCGGTCCCGACAATCCCTCTCCGGCAGCTTTTCTCGACTATTTGGAAAAATCAACCAAAATGTCCATCAATGGAATGGGCATGGACATGTACTCTGCCATGTCTGTTATGTGCATGGAACTCGGAGTTCTTATTTCCAAATACGACAAAGATTTCGTTGCAAACCTAACCACTCTTTACGACAATCCCGATACCTTCGACGCGCCAAGAAGAGTGTCCAAATCAATTAATGTCGAAGCCCCCACAGTTAACATCCTGGCCGCCGCCACCCCCGATGCCATAGGCGACATCATTCCCGAGTCAGCTTGGGGCCAGGGCTTCACTTCCCGACTCGTCTTTATCTATGGTACTGCTCCAGAGCAAACCCGACACATTTTCAAAAAGCGAAAGAACGTAGATGTTTCCAGCCTCGAAATCGGTCTCAAAGAAATGTACGACGAACTTCACGGTGAAGTCGAATGGGAACCGCCAGCCCAGACCGCAATGGAAACCTGGTTCAACATCGAAAAGATGGCGCCAGTGCCAACCTACGGAAGACTGGTAAATTACAAGGGCCGGAGAGATGTCCATATTATGAAACTCGCCATGATCTCCGCTGCTGCGGGTGGTCACGGACAAATCGTAACCGAGTTCGACTTTCGAAGAGCCCAGAAATGGCTTTTCGAAGCTGAAGAAACCATGCCCGACGTGTTTCGTGCGATGGCGCAGAAATCCGACACCCAATTACTTCAAGACGCACACCACACAATCTATGTCAAATACAACAACATCGACGAAAAGCAACGCAAACCTATTTCCGACCGGGAACTCTGGAAGGTTTTTGAAGACAAATGCCCCCATGATAAGATTAGCAGTTTGATAACCGCTATGGAGAAAACTGGACGAATCCGACGAAGCCTTCTCCCCGGTGAATGGATTCCCAATCCGCTTTAGGAGTCAGTTGATGCGAACAATTCTCGACGGGCTACGCTGTTCTAAAGACGGCGATATGAAGGAAGTTCTGAACATGAACCTGACTCTTCCTTTCGACGGGCTCCTTTGTCCTAGGCAAACCGACGGGATGCTAATTCCACCTTGGCAACGGTGCCGTTGTTGGTCCAATTCCCTCGGCGCCCAAGTCTTCTGCTGTATCCGCCACGCAGAATGAAACAAGACCCACCACCAATTATCCGAAATTGGGAAGAGATGCCCTTGGTAACTTGCAACCGCTGTGCAAGTGATTTCCTGATTCTGGACCTGTTTCGCCCCAATACCAAAAAGTTCCGCTGCCATTGTGGGCGAATATTCTGGACTCCAACCACTAGAGAGTTTCGCCTCATTGGCAAAATCCTTGGGCCTCAGTGTATGACTCGAGAAGACTTACAAAGATGGAAGGAAGGCCAATGACCGAGCCAGTTGCGCCTACTGGAGAAAAAATCTTCTTCGTCATCGAACGTGGAGCTGGGGGAAAAGAGGTCGCAGGAATCTATTACGACCTCCTCGAACCTCATCTGACTCGAAAAGTGGCCCGGGATCAGAAGGGTGTTCCGATGGAACAATCCCCGATCATCTACATCCTTCGAGTCGATAAACTGAACGAAGCCGCCCAAAAGTTCTGGCTAAGTAAATCGACCAAGGAACTTCTTGAAACCTACCACTGGCTCAAGAACGAAGGAACTCTACCATCCTCCAACCTTGCCGACTCTCCAAAGGAAAAACCTCCCTCGGGGCGCCAACTTGGCGACTGGTGGACTCAACCTTCCGTTTCCTGGGACTCAAAAGCCCCGCCAAACCCCGATTATTCTTCCTTCTCGAAAAAGGACAACGAGTCATGAGTGTGTTCTTCGGCGACGCACCAGATGGAAGCTGGACCGCGCTTTACAATGATGGTGGACTTACTTCTATTCTTCCACCGGTTGGACCGCCACCAGCAGGAAACTATACCAACACGGTTTTGTCGTATTGGTATAGAATCCGTGCTTTCCCAATCGGGCGGGGCGGAACCGTCTTCGTGGTCCGAAGCTCTCTCCTAACCGGGCGAGACTTAATCATCAAGGTCTGGCACGATCTAACCGGGCTTCATCCAAAGTTGAACATTTCTGTTGGCGACGGCACCGGCCCGGCGGCCATTGTTCAAAGTACGACGGGAATCCTCAACCATACCGACACCTGGAACGCGGTCCAAGTATCCACCAACATTTTCAGTGGGATCAATTCCGGTAACTTCAACAGCGCGATCGAAGTCACCCACAATCTAACTCCGGTCGAATTGGCCTATGTCTCTGGGTCAATAATCGCCGGCGGCGGCATCCTCTGGCGAAACACCGCCTTCGCTGTCGGACAAGATATCTTCACACCCAACCCAACCGAAATGCTTCCGATGAAGGGAAACCTCAGCGAACTCTGGTTCACTCCATTCCAGTTCCGAGTCCACCAAGGGCCGGGCGACGATGGTACGACTTCAGGGGTTGTTGTACCTTTCGGACTCATGGCTTCGGCCTATTTACAAGTCCTTGCCGGAAACCAACTCGCCGCAGGAAGGGTCGGCTTCGACGGCAACGGCCCATTTCCTCCGGGCCAACCAATCCGATATCCAAACTCTGGAGTCATCGGCCTCCCTGCCTGGGGCATTCCGCCCGTTTATCTCAAGGGCGGAAATCCAGATGCTTTCGCCGCCAACCATTCCGACCCAAATCATTCCCTGATGGGCTTCGGTCCAGGTGGTGGTCCAGGGCCAATTCCCTCATCCAAATTCCTCCGTTACGGAACCGGCGGCGTGCTCGGTTCTGGCGACGGCGATCCGCTATTCATCTGAAAGGTCAAGTTCCATGTCTGATGCAGTAGACTTTCACACTGGCGGACTCAAGTCCCTTGCCCTGGGAACCGCTTTCGGACTCCCGGCCAATTCCGCCCAAGGTTGTGCGTCCTTTTTCTTTAACCTGTTCTCCGTCGGAAGCGCGGTTTATGCTCCGGTTATGAGTCTGTGGAAAGGAACAGACTACGCAACCGTGATTGTCCTGACCAAGCGCGGCTCGGCTTGGTATCTCGCCTTCACAACTTACCAAACTCCCGGAAACTTTACCGGGGGCTTGTTGGCAATTACCTGGGTCAACAATCCACTTCCAGTCGACAATCTCTGGCACGAAGTTCAAATAGTCTGGGACACTTCCGGCGGCAGTCCAGTCGTCAAAGCCTGGGTCGATCGGACTCAACTAGTCAATCCTCCCATGAACCCACCACCAAATCCCGGACCAGTCAATTTCCAATGGGGTCCGTATGGAGTTCCAACTGGTCTGGGTGGGAACTATTCCTTCTTTTCATCACCCAACGCTCCGTTGTCTGGATCACTTCCCCATGTTCCTGGAGACTCCCAATCAGTCTATCCCCAAGCGTATCTGTTCAATGAGGTTCACGATCCCGAAGTCGGCTATTCCAACGGAAGTTATACCTTCCCAACAACCCACAATGGAGGAAAGATCAAAAGCTACAATATGTCCCTGTCCACAACGTTCGGCTTGGCCGGAGGGGCGACGGTCACTGAGTCAGCAACTGTGGCGGGCAAGGTCTATTCCCAAACAGTTGGCGGCGGGGGACAAATTTCTATTTTCTCCGGCAACGCAGTTCCGCGGCAAATCGGCTTCACCGCAGGACTTCCAACTTACCAGGTAAATAATTCTCCTGGAATCAACTATACCAACATTTCCGCGTCGCAATATGCAATAATTGCCAACTATGACGCGGGCTATTTGCCCATTCCGTTTAATACCGACTACACAGGTTGTCAAGCCTGGGTCGGAGCAGATCCGATTGTGGGAGCTGGAGTCCCCGGAGCTTTGGCGGAACTATATCTTCTGGTGAGCCCCGGAAGCTATCCGGCAAACTTCCCAGCGGCTCTGTCCAACTTCAGCTACCTTGACGGCAGCGCAGTTAGAATCGGTGGTACAGGTTGGTTGGCACTCGGAACCCCACCGCAGATTTACTGCTCGGGTGATATAGATTCTTTCACCCTGGGGCTTCCACAACAGACTGTAATAGTTCCAAAACTCGGAACCTCGGGCACATTTTCTACCGTCTGGACCGTCCTGGGGACTCTAATTGCCGCCACGTCCGATCCATATTCGCCCGGAATAGTATAAAGAAAGAGAGGAAGGGAAAGGAGTCTGTTTCCTTCCCCTTCTCCCTACCGTTTCCAAATTGCGATCGCTATGGTAATCACCAACCAAAACGCCGTCGCGGCCCCCATAGCCTTCCAGACGGTCTTGGAAATTACCTCCACCGTCTTTTTCAACTCGGTAATTGCTTCAGTAGTCTGGGCCTTATCGCGAGTGCATTGCTCAACATGCGCCGCGACCGTGATCGCCAACTTCGCATGATCGACCGGAATCGGGTCGATCTTCCCCATTATCTTCTCAAGATTCTTCGTCATCATGTCCCGAGTCTCTTTAGCCTCTTCGGCCAAAAGAACCAGGGGCGCCAACGTCTCGACAAGTTCGTGGACCCGATCTCTTACCCTTTCTACCTCAACTATGGTATATTTGCTGCCGGCTTCCAGGCGGACCAAACGTTCTTTCGTGTCCATTTCACTCTGAGTTGTTGCTTCCGCCCGGCGCTCGTTTCTTGCTTGATCTGACATTGAATCGTTTCAGATCAAGCCTGGTCGGAACTGTCGGCCATCAGAGCCGCATGTGACTCGGCCAGGGCCGCATCGACCTGAGCCTGTTGCTCGGGAGTCGGAACTTCCTGCGCCGAGACCCCGTCCCAGATCGCCTTCGCCCCGTCATAGACCTGTTGGCCGGTAGAGACCAGAGTCGGAGCGAGCTTCAATGCCTCAAGGACCAGAGGCAGGACCGTTGCAATGGCACCCATGTTGAGTCTCCAGATAGAGTTTTAGATGAAAGGTTCTTTTAGGCTCCTGGAACAACGGCTTTGAAGGCGTTTACCGCCGCCCAGGCCATCCCAGCAAGGGCTTCATTGTTTCTCGCTGCCATCACAGCATCATAAGCCTTAATGTCCAGTTCCCGGATCTTCTTCACGATTCCTGAGTCAGAACAAAGGGATGCTCCAGACCCACACCGAGGAAGTTTGACATAAACGTCCGCAGCACGTTCGAGCAGAGTCAACGTTTGCTCCGCTCCCAGGACCGTTGACGAAATGACAGGATTGGTACTGATCGCCCCCTGAGCACCCTGCGAGCTAGGAGCAGAACCCAGATTCTGACAGGCCGAAAGTCCAAGCAGGGCTGTTACGGCGACAATTCTCATTCCCTTTTTCATAACCATTTCCTTTCCCTAGAGCCTTCCGTGACCGAACAGAAGGTAAAGAATCAGAACCAGAAGCAACAAGCCTCCAATTCCAATTCCGCCTCCTGTTCCCCATTGGCGAAAGCCGAAACCTCCGCCAAACAGCAAAACCAAGACCAAAACGATTAAGATAATATCCATTAGCCTCTGTCCTTTCTCGAGTCGATGCGCGCTTCCAACTCACCCGTTGTCGGTCGAGTCTGTTCGATTAACACTATCCTCGCCTCGATCCTCGCATCGTCACGGTGGTAATCTTCTCGGACCTGGGCAATGTCCCCCTTAATCGAGTTTCGGAACTCTTCGTGTTCCCGGATCGAAAGCGACTTGTCGAGACTTCTCGACAAAGCTGTGAAGACCGCTACAACAAGCGCCCCCACAGCAAGGAGAGATTGCCAGTCCATTAGAACAGCCCCGCTCAAGTAACTACTTGTTTAATACCTCATGAAACTTGTCAAAGTCTCCGCCTTGTTTCTCCCGCTTCCGCAAATCATCAACATCGCCTTGCAACCGTTTGATGATTTCCAGAATCAAATTCTGCTTCTCTGTCACGATCCCAAGCTGACGCCCACCTTGACTATCAAGTCGGCTAACCCAAGCCTCCAGCCTGGTTGTTATAGCGTCTTGATTTTCCTGCTTTTGGTCAAACGTCCGCATGATAGCTGTAAGGCGCTCCGACTCATCCGACTGGTATGTATTGAAGCGATGTTCCAGCTCAACCCGCGCACTGTGTTCGCTGACCAGCCAAACCACGACTGCTAGAAGCTGGGCAAGGATAACAGCTCCAGTTCCAATCAGCGAGATCCAATTTATTTTTCCAGGCTGGCCGTCCATTAGTGGATCGTAACCGAAGCAGGAACCGCATCAGTTCTCGCATGAGGCGGAGGCTCATGGACTTCAACCTCCGAAATCCCCAACGGAAGTTGCTGGACATTAGTTGTTTGAGTCTGATCCTTTGGCGCCGGCACAGAAACCACACTGGCTCCAGCAGGGACATCTTGTTGAGTTGGAGTCGAGAACGGGCCAAAAACTGCCACAGGGCCAGAGGAATAGAGTCGGAAAAGAATCGTAAACGCAATGTCCAAGAACGTAATAATCTGTTCCTGAACACCTGGAGAGTCGATAACATGATACCCTGCCGCGCTTGCGATCATCGCAACAAGAGTAACAAGTTGGGTTAGAAAAATCTTACTGGTTAGGAGATTGCTAACAAAGGAAAGTTTTGCCGGTGCCATGAACGTGATTCCTTTTTCTGGAGTTCAACTCGCCCAAATCGCTCGGGCCTGGTCAAGAGTCTCAATCCCGATGAATTTGCTCTGATCGACTCGCCCGAGTCCCGGAAACGGGCCGCCATGATGCGTTCCATCGGTAAACTGCCAAGCTCGACAAACCCCAGCGCGGACAACTGTATCCGTCGGCATCGAGAATCCCCGGGGCATGTATTTTCCCAAGTCGTTATCGTGGGGACCATATGCCGCGACCAAAAGCGGGCACTGACTCAGTATCTCACTCGGTAGCCCGTTGCCGTTACCTTCGGGACCATCCTTACCCATGTAAATCCAGGGCCACCGACCTTCTGCCTCATGAATAGCAAACACGAACCGTTCGGCAATTTTGACCGTCATCTGATTGCCTGGATTCTGTTCTGCATCGAGCATGAGCATGAGTCCAGTCAGATCCGGCCCATAGTCGCCGTGGACATAGTCCAGGAAATTGTTGGCTTGGATCTCGCCGTCGGAACCAGAGCCGAAATGGTAACAGCCGAGAAGCGGAACTTTCGCCTGATACGCCGCCCAGGAATGCTTGTAAGCCAGGGCGTCCCGCCCATTGGTTCCCTGAGTATATTTGACAATCGCTCCAACAAGCCCGGCTTGAACCGCCTTGTCCCAGTCCATCAACCGATGATCCGGCCGGGAAGGATCAAGCTCCAACTGCCAGTGACTCACGTCAACAAGGGTCATATCGGCCATGATTCAGACTCCTTTCCTTCTTACGGATGCGTAAACGGCGGAACAAACACGTTCCCGGAGGGGGTAGCAGTTGTGATGACTGCATACCCAATGTGCTTGGTTGCATTGCCAGCCACATTTTCAACAACACCTGAAGAACTCATTTTACTATTTCTAGCGTCAACATTCTCCACAACTCCAAGGCCATTCTCCTTCGTGACCTCAACTTGCGTCTGTGCCAAAGAAGGTGTTGCAGCCACAATCACTACAACAAGAGCCAGAAGAAACAGTTTCATGGAGTGCTCTTCACACCAATGTTGAACCCAGCCGCGGTCACATCCGACACAGCCCAAGCGCCACCACCATTTGGATTTGTCGCCCAAATGTTATAGTAATTGGCGAAACTGGTTGTCAACGTGACATCTGATGTATTGGAGTCGACACCTCCGGTTCGCAAATTGTGTTCAATATGTTGCGGCCCAGACGACCCCCGCAACGCACGAAGCGAAGTCACAACAGCATTGAGCGTGAAACTTCCACTCGGAAAGGAAGTGTTCGCGTTGCCGAACTTAACCGTACATTGATTCAGCACGTTGTTCGACGTTGTGCTGATAAAGCTCGCATCGTTGTTTGTAAACACATTAACAATCGCGGTACAGGGATTCGTACCAGTCCAAGCATTCGAATTTCCCGCGGCAGCGGGCTCCATAGTGACTAGGCTCATCGCTCGGGTGTCGGAATCGGCAACGATTAATTCCGACCAAACATCAACCGAATTCGTCAGGGCTCCAAAAGCGAACTGATTCAGTAAAGTTCGACTGTCGGTTGTTACGTCGCCGCTGAAAGTGCAAATCGAAACGCTGTTTTTATAAAGTGTTACGCTTCCCGAAACAGCATAAACAATATTCAAGTCGATTTGCTGAAGCGAATTGTTCGACGGCATCGTGGCCGAGCAAGTAACCAAGTCAGTAAACGAACCAGCTACAGACCGTTTTGAAATCTTGACCGTTCCCGCAGTTCCAGTTCCACGGACAATAATCGCCGGGTTTCCATCGGAAGCATAAACAATCAACCACTGGCCGCTGGAGACAGACGTAGTCGTTTGGGAATAATACTGCCCATGTATCCAAGCAGTTCCGGTTGTGCTGTTCCAAACCGGCGACACCCAGCGGATTGGGTTCGGATCGGAGCCGCTGGAGCTGTTATTCTCCAAGCCTCCCCGAGCATATGCAGTCCGAAAAGTTCCGCCGGCAGTTGTAGTAAAGCAGTTCCCTCCACACGAGGCAGCGGGAACAAAGTCAATATCCTCGCTCCCGGCGAACAGAACCGTTGCTTGGGCAGAGCCGACTCCAAACAACAAGAGCCCGGCGAACAGAACCGTCAGAAACTTTCTCATGCTCCATCTCCTACGAAGGTAAATGTGGCAGCCGACCCGCCAGAATTAGTATCCACGCTTATCCCGAAAACAGCATTGACTCCAAAGGATTTCGTATAAGCATGAGGATTAGCAAGAAAAGTCGCGCCGGACCCAGCGCTGACAGTTATCTGTCCCGCCCCGATCTGCATTCCCGCAATCGTACACCCAGCAGGAAGTGAGTTCGGAACCGTAACCGCAATCGCCGAGCCGTTTGTATATCGAATCAATTTCCCACAATCCGTTGAACCCAGGGTTCGAGAAGTCGTTGTTTCCGTAACAATCGTTCCCAACACGGAAGTAAACGTAGTCGTCGTTCCATTATCGGTAAACGACGAATTTCCAAGAGCTGAAGTCCCGGTCCATCGAGGAACAGTCCCGGACGTTCCGGTTCCCGTCACCCCCGCAGAACAGGTAAAGATTCCCGTGTTCGCAAGGGCCGACGCAAAACTTCCCGCCGAGCAAGTAAACACCAAAACCGGGCTTACTTTGGTGACCTGAGCTAGCAATACCCCTACAAGGCCGACAGACAATAGTCCCGCAAGTACGATAACGCGAAGCTGCTTTCTCATGTTATTGTCCACCCGCCTTGGGATTGCGTTACGGTCCATAAACCTGTTGCATGGCACTCAAGCAACAGGAACCATCCTTTGACATTTCCTTCGATAGTACCCCCTGCCGCACTATCAGTCCCAGCCCAGGTTATCACGTCCGTTCCGTTCGCGGCGAAGCGGAGAATCTGAGCCGTGATTACAGAAAGGGCAAAAGCCAATCCTATCGTCGCAGCCGGAAGAGAACCAATTACAGTTCCCCCAGCACCAGAATTAGTATATCGAGTTCCGCTTTCGCCGGTCGCAGCCGAGAAGTTAGCAGTTTTATTTATAACAGAAAGTGGAATAGAAGTCCCGCCGACAAGAACTCCGCCGGCAGTTGTTCCATCGCCAATGTAAAGTCGGTTTGTGTCTGTGTCGAAAAACAATTCCGAAACCAAAGGAGTATAGGCCAACCTGGTTGCGGTACTTCCCCGACGGAGCTGAAAGACAACGGCCATTTACAAAGCCTCCAAGTCTATAGCGATACTCGCAACCGAACAGGCTCCACCGCCGCCAAGGTTCAAGTCCAATGGATCGGCCACCACCGTCATCAGGTCAACAGGGATTCCAGCCAGAAGCATAATTACAATCTGATTGTTTGCAACAGTAAATCCTGCTCCCAACGGAACATAAGTATAAACGGTGCAGGAGGAAAGATCCTGAGTCTCAAGGCCATAGATATTGAAACTGGGAAACTTAGCATAAACGATCGCTCCGATCGTGGAAGTCGGAAGTGCAACCGAAAACGTCGATGGATCAATTCGAATGAACTTCGAGCCCGAGGGATGAGCACAAGCAGTTGTGCCGAACAGTCCACGATAAAGATCAGTTAAATCGTATGCTCCAGGACCGGTCAATGTAGCTGTCGTATAAGATAACAGCTCATAATCCCCACCAGGTTCTACGACCGCACAAAGCGAAAATCCCACACTAGCCTGGGCCGAAGTTACCGACTCAAGAACCGCATTACTTTCACTAACATCAACTCTCAATGGCCCAGGATCAGGATTGACCCCTCCATACGCAGCGAGGATAGCTGTCGTGACTCCCATCCTCGACGGACCCACAACTGGCGGTGGCTGTTCAATGTAGGTAACGTTGTCCGTACTCAGCCAAACGTTTGCCCCACCCCAATTTGGATCAAAGGTTCCACTCGGGCCACCGGAGAGTCCAATCATCACACTCGGAACTGCCAGGCCGAAGGCCGTTCGCATAGGAGCTGTCGGTTCAAAAATAACCGGCTCATTGACACTCGGCGCGGGAACATTAAACTGCAACTGAGTCGGAGGCAGATTATCCGCATGAGCAAGGACAGTTGGCGAACCGGCGCCAAGGCGAAATTCCTCAGCAACAATCGTAAGGATACCTTTCTCATCTTCCTCGATGGACTTAATCCTCACCGGAAACTGATTCAGACCCAAAACCGGTTCCGTGATCGTCACAATGTCCATCGGATCGAGAATGCAATACTGCCAACCCAGACGGAAAGTGAAAATGTTCCTGATCGCAGCGTTTCGTTGAAGCTGCATCTGGACACTAGTAGCAGCATAAGTCAGAAGGGAAAACTCGTCCGCGACTCCAATTCGATCGACCCTTGGACCGACTAGTTCAACCAACGCCTCGTCCTTTGCCTCGGCGACATTGTTATTAAACAGATTATACCTGTCCCGAAAATCTAATCGAACGACATTCTTAATGTCGATAATGTCTACTCTCGACGCCGTAACCGGGTCGTCTTGTTGTTCCGCTTGAATGAAATCATCAATGGTTAAATCAAACAAGGTCGGAATTTCCGGGGTATAATACTTCTTTGCAATCCCAGCGCCAGAATCCCAACCTGGATTCGCCGAGGCAGCTGTGTCATAGTACGGCACAAATCTCAATTGACTCCCTGTCCAAACTGGAGCAACTACGAGATTCTTGCACCATCTTTCCAGAATGCTCGCCGCAGGCTCGGCATTGTTGAGCGCCACCGCCCAGCCAAGCCCTACAGCCTGGCAATACGTTGAAATCGCTGCATCGCCAATGGAAGGATTAAACCCATCGGTAGAGGTCAGAAGAGTTGCCGTATCCAACATCCCAATCGGGAAATTGACTCCATAAGTTGCATTGAGCAGAAAGTCATAAATAACCGTTCCCGGATCGGCGTCAAGAAAGTATTGACTTCCGTTCGGCGCGGTAAACAAATTCAACGGACAGGAGTCGTAGAGAACGCCCTGAAACACGAAATTCAACTGGGGAATAGTCGCCGACGAGTCCAACGGCCAATCGGGGCCAAATCCAATGTACGCCGTGTCCTTATATCCAAAGGCATCAGCGGGCCACGATCCTGACACAACAGTCCAGGGTAATTGCGTCGGGCTTCCATCAAAACTCTGAAAAATCTTTCCATCAGGAGCGGTAGTGGTGGTATAGGTCTGTTGGTCGTCAAAGACAACTAGGATATTTCCTCCCGTCCCTTCACACAACGCCCCGATGAAAGTTGCGTAGTATTTATACCCGGTTGTCTGGCCCTTTCCTCCAGAAAGAAGTCCTTTTCCTCCCGAGGCTTTCTGTGCAACGGCCTTGAACCCGTTGACATAAATTATATTCATCGGGATTCTTGGACACCCATACACAATCGGAATGGGCATCACGTTGACAGCAGTCTGGATCTGGAGCCCGGTTAGTTCCGGAACAGTTTT